ACCAAAGAAGTTCAAGATTTTTTATGGGGCAGGAGGTACTGACAATGAGCAAAAAATATATAGAACTCGAAGCGGCTAAGGAACGACTTAGAATATGGATCACAGATTGCTTATTAGAAGGGGACAATGATAAGGCAGACTGTTTACGGGACTGTATAGACCTCCTCGACAGTATCCCCGCCGCCGATGTAGTGGAGGTGGTACGATGTGAAAACTGCATTCGCCGGGGTAAGGAGGATTGCGCCATGTATTATGGCTGTGAATGCGGAGAGCAGCACGCATGGGAGACAGATAACGACTTTTGTAGCTGGGGCGAAAGATTATGAAAAAGATACGGACGATAAACGACATCACCATGGCGGATTGGGAAGATATCAAGCGGCGGCGCGAGGCGGGCGCGAATCTTGACCAAGTGGGTGAATTGTACGGCATAACGGGTACCACACTGGCAAAGTATGCAAGGCTGGCGGGTGTGGATATACCAAGGCGCACAGACTATAACTCACTGCCGTCCATAGAGGATATACAGCGTCTGCGCACGGAGGGCATGAAATGGGCTGACATAGCCGCGAAGTATCATGTATCGCGTGACCGGCTACACAGCTACGCGCAAGAGCATGGCATAGATACGCGCTTAGTGCGCAAGCCCACCCTGACACCAGTGGACTGGGATGACGTGTGCAAGCAGCGTGAGGCGGGCAAGACATGGGGCGATATCGCGGAGCCGTATGGCATAAGTGGCCCAACGCTGCAAAAGCGTGCGGGCAGGCGTGGCATTGACATCGGCCCCAGCAGGTACGACAGATTAAACGCAATGCTTTACCCTGACTGGCCAGGCTGGGACGATGTGAAGCAGATGCGCAATCAGGGGGGGAAATGGACGGAGATTGCCGAGCATATCGGCGTGACTACCGCGACCTTGCGCAGGATGATGGCGCACTTGGCGCTTCGCGCGCCGACAGGCGATGCGCATAGGTATTATGACGGCGCAAGCCCCTGCGCGAAGACCCTATACTCCCAGTCACTGTGCTGGTCTTGCGCCAATGCCGTGCCGGATAAGTGCGGCAAGCGCGGGTGCTCATGGAGCAGGAGCTTTAAGCCCGTCAAGGGTTGGGACGCAGACGAGACGCGGCTATACAGCGACAAGCCGACGCAATCGTACCATGTGCGGCAGTGCCCGGAATTTGTGCGGGGTTAGACTATGATGCCGCGGCGGGAGGGGGTATCAAAATCCCTGCGCCGTGGCGGCCCGTACCGCGGGCCCCTCAACGGAACAAAAAAATTTCGATTTTTGTGAAAAATCAGGTGAGGCAGTAGAATGGATAAAAGCGATAAGGAAAAGAGACAAAACGAACGCGCGGCAGTAAGGAGGCTGCTGATGTACTGGGGCAACACGGAGCGCACGCGCACGGACAAGGAGCGGCAGCTTGTGACGGTGGACGAAGAGATTGAAAGCCAGTACGACCTTCACCCGCAGCGCCTTACGGGTATGCCGCACGGCAGTGGGGTATCTGATGCCACATACAATGCGGCGGTAAAAGCCACCCGCGAAATAAAGCGGCTTGAACGAAAAAAGCAGCGCCTTGAAGCTGAGCTGCAAGAGCTGAATTATCACGCGAGCATGATAGAGTTCGAGGTGATGTGTCTGCCGCCGCTGGAGTGCGAGGTGATAAAACTGCGGTATGTGGAGTATGGCGTGGCGAAGAGTGGCTACTGGGAAAAGGTGGCACAGCGGATGCACGTGTCGCAGGATTGGGCAAAGGCTTTAGAACGGCACGGCGTGGAGCGGCTTATAAATCGCATTGCCCCATAAAGTCAACACGATACAACACGATTTATGTGATATACTTATATCATCGAAAAGGGCTTCCGCATGGGAGCCCTTTTGCATAGGGGGAAGGAATGGACAGCTTCAAAGAGAAAATGGCGCTTGGCGACCAGATGGAAATGACGGGCGAATATGCCGCATTCGTTGAAAAATTCAAGCCGAAGAAAACAACGGATGATTGCTACACGCCCGATAACGTATATGCCGCCGTTCTTGATTGGGCGGTTAAGGAATACGGCTTGGAGGGAGCGCGGATTATACGCCCGTTTTACCCCGGCGGGGATTACAAGAAAGAGGATTACAGCGGGAATTGTGCGGTGATAGACAACCCGCCTTTTTCGATCTTTGCCGAGATCTGCCGTTGGTACAATCAACGCGGCATACGCTTTTTTCTTTTCGGGCCCGCCAAAACGATTTTTTCAGGCAGCGGCTTGGACGGTATAAATTATGTCATATGCGGGCTATCGATAATGTACGATAACGGCGCGAGCGTAGACACGAGCTTTGCCACAAACATGGGGCAATACAAAATCATGGTTGCGCCCGACTTATATGAAGCAATAAAAGCGGCCGATGATGAAAACCGCGAGAAGGTTACAAAGTCGCTGCCGAAATACGAGTACCACGACCATGTTCTGACGGCGGCGAGAATACAGCGCATTGCAAAATACGGGCAGTCGTTAAGGATACGCGCCGAGGATTGCGCCTTTATCAGCACGTTGGATAGTCAAAGGGACGCAGGAAAGAAGGTTTTCGGCGGCGGCTTCCTCTTGTCAGAGAAAGCAGCAGCAGAGAAAGCAGCAGCAGAGAAAGCAGCAGCAGAGAAAGCAGCAGAGAAAGCAGCAGCAGAGAAAGCAGGGGCAAAAATATGGGAGCTATCGGAGAGGGAAAAGGAAATAATAAGGCGGCTTGGGTGACGTGGATACACACACCCGCCACCTGTAAAGAGTGCAAGCACTATGACAAGGGTAAAAGGCGGTGCGGGGTGAAGGAGTGCCCGTATCCGGCAAGGAGGGGGCGGCGATAAAATGGCGCAGAAACCGGCGCACTTCTGCGCATGGCCTAACTGCAACAATGTCACGACCGACAAATATTGCGCCGACCACCGCGAGGCGGGCGAAGCAGCGGAACGCGAGAAAAAACTTGAACAGCTGCGCAGGCGCGACGGCAGGCGCGGCACGTCGCGGGAACGCGGGTACGATGCACGATGGGACAGATATTCAAAGTGGTTTTTATCCCGACCGGAGAACCAGCTTTGCGCCCTGCGGCTGGACGATGGCTGTGCGATTGTGGCGCAATGCGTTGACCACATTGACCCGCCCGACGGCGCGAGCGACCCAAAGTTTTGGGACACGACCAACCATCAGCCTGCGTGCATACATTGCAACAGCGTGAAGGGACATAAAAAGTTGAAGGGAGCATATGGGATAAATGGATAGCCAGATTGTGATGAGAAAGGTTGCGGAGCTGAAGCCGTACAAGAACAACCCGCGCAAGAACGACAAGGCGGTTGACGCGGTAGCGGCAAGCATTAAGGCCTTTGGATTTAAGCAGCCCATAGTGATTGACGTTAACGACGAAGTAATCGCGGGAGATACACGGCTAAAGGCGGCCAAGAAAAATGGGTTAGACGAAGTGCCGTGCGTAGTGGCAAGCGACCTAACGCCGGAACAGGTCAAGGCGTACCGCCTTGCCGACAACAAGGTGGGCGAGCTTGCCGAATGGGATTGGAATTTGTTGCCCGCAGAGATGGACGGCCTGACGGGGTTTGACATGACGGAGTTCGGCTTCGACGAGATAGAGGCGGTGGACGTGGATTCATTGCTTGATTGCGGGGACGGCGGCAGTAATGAAAAAGAGCCTGTTAAATGTCCTAAGTGCGGATTTGTGTTTGAGGTATAGCATGAGGATATGTGCATACGTACAAGAACAATACGCAAAGACGGCATATAAGAAAGAGTGCTTAGATACGCGCCAGTTTGCCGGGCTAAAAGTGATAATAGACAGCTTGGAACGCACAGGGCATAGCGTAGAGTATGCCGGAATAGCCACGGTGCATGAATATGATATAGTGCTGGTTAGCCTTACAAGCGATTGCGACTGGTGGACATTTGTCAAGGAGCGTGTGAGATGGCGCAAAGGCAATTACAAGGTTATTGTCGGCGGGGCGGGCGTATTGCACGTTACGCCATTCCTGCGCTGGTTCGACTTTGCAGTAATAGGACGCGGCGAACACATTATGACCCCGCTTATCGATGGCATAGAACGCGACGGCGGATACGACCACGAAAGCGTAATAGATGTTAGAACCTTTTCGCCTGACAAAATATATAGAGTGGCGCAAACGGATTGTATATACCCACACCGGATACGTTTGACCGACAAGAAGGAATACATAGAACGGGCAATAGGGTGCAACCACAAATGCTTTTTTTGCGGCTATACATGGCAGCGAAAATTCATATCGTCCCTGGGCGACGTATACAAAATGCCCGGCGGCTTGTTTGACGGCATGGAAGATAAGGAACGCGCCATGCTTGATATGATAAACGGGAAAGAGGAAATAGACTGGGCACATTTGCGTACAACGGCCATAGACGGATTCAGCGAGCGGTTGCGCAAAATGGTGAACAAACCCATAACGCGTGAGAACCTGCGGCAATTTCTGAGCGCCATGCTTAATTACAGCGGCAAGCCACATCAAATCAAGTTTTTCAACATTTGCGGCTATCCGTCTGAAACAGAGGATGATTGGCGCGAGTTTGCCGAGGATATAAGACTTGCGGATGATATAGCGGAGAAACGCGAAAAACAATGGTCTATTGTCCTGCATAACACGCCGTTCAGGGCAATGCCCGCCACGCCTATGGCGTGTGCGCCGATGGCAAAGCGTAACTTTAGGGGTGAAATATCCCGGACGATTGGGAATGGACTAAAAGGCAATCTGATATATCAAGGCAAATCCTTATGGTCAGTCGAAAGCAGCGGAACAGAAGGCTTGCCGACCGTCATGCTATCCGCATTAGCACACAGGGGAAGCGAGAACGATAGCGAAAACATAGAACGCCTGTGCCGTGCACCGAAGTTCTGGCGGGCAAGCAACGCGGAGAAAGAGGCCGTGTTAGCTAAGCTGTTTGACATGGATAAACTTTTCGGCGGCTTTACCCCCGCGGACTTGCCGAGCCGATATCTGCGCACATACGCGCAAGTAGAAAGGCTATGGACACGCAAATATGAATAAAGCAATAAACGAACACAACGAAAAGATAGTAGAAGCCCGCGCACGGATTGACAAAAGCACGGGCTGTGCACGCAGGGACGCGCAGAAGTATCTTAAACGGCTGCTGCGCGAGCGCAAGGAATACTATAGGCACAAATAACGCGGAAAGGAGAACAGTATGCCGACCGGGAGAAAACCAACCCCGCTGAAACTGGTGGACAACGCCAAGGCGAGGCACACAAAAGAAACGCTTGACGGGCGACAGAATGGCGAACCGGAAGGCTGTACCGATAAATTAACGCCGCCCAAAACCATATCAAGCGAGGCGAAAAAAGAGTGGAAACGCATAGTTAAGCTGTATCGCCAGCTTGACGCGAAGATAATCAATGACTTGGACATATCGACCCTTATGGCGTACTGCGAAAGCGTAGCAATATACCGCAGGGCGCAAGAGGAATACCAGAACCGCCCGCTGGTCTATATGAATGCGGACGGCAGACCCGCAGAAAACCCGTATATTACTATAATGCGGCGGGAGGGGCAGAACATAGCGAAATACGCGGAGCAGTTGTGCCTGTCCCCAGTAGGCCGCGCGAGGATGGGAGTTGCAGCCGCCAAGAAGGAAGCAGAAAGCGACCCAATGGCGGCCTATCTGAACAAATACGGTGGTTGACACAAAAAAAGCGCTTGCGGTTATAGAATTTGTGCAGGCGTTAAAGCATACGGGTGATTTTTACGGGAAACCTTTTGTGCTGCTGCCGTGGGAAATTGACGTTATAAATGCCGTATACGGCACAGTGAATGAGGACGGGAAGCGCCAATATCGAACGGGTTATCTGGAGATAGCCAAGAAGAACGGCAAAACCGAGCTTATAGCCGCGCTCAGTCTTTACCATCTTGTGATGGATGCGGCGGGTGGCGAAATATACTGCGGCGCAGCCGACCGCAATCAAGCGTCCATAGCATTTAACGCGGCAAAGAGCATGGTAGAACAGAGCAAGGTGCTATCAAAGATTATAAAAATCAAGGACAGCACGAAAGAGATGCTAAATCTCCGCACGCATACGCGCTTCAAGGTGCTTTCGGCGGAAGCGGCCACGAAGCACGGACTTAACCCGTCCGTGGTAATAATTGATGAGCTGCACGCGCACCCCAAGCGCGACTTGTGGGACGTGCTGACCTTCGGCACGGGCGCGGCGCGAGACGAACAGCTTATCTGGTGCATCACTACGGCAGGCGACGACCCTGACCGCAAAAGCGTGGGCTGGGAGCAGCACGACATAGCCACAAAAATTATAAGCGGCGAACTTGTAGACCCAACCTTTTACGCAAAAATATATACCGTTCCGGAGACGGCAGATATATATGACGAAGCTAATTGGTATTTGGCTAATCCGTCGCTCGGCGTGTCGATAAAAATAGAGAATGTGCGCAGCGAGGCATTAAAGGCGCGGAATAGCCCTGCGGCTGAGAAGCTTTTCCGCTGGCTGCGACTGAATCAATGGATATCGCTGAAACGCACGGGGTGGATGCCGATTACGCTATGGGACGATACCGAAGGCGACTGGCATAAATCCGATATGCTGGGGCGCGAGTGCTATGTAGGTATCGACCTATCAAGCACAACCGACCTTACGGGCGTGGCGGTGCTATTCCCGCCGTTACCGGAGCAGACGGAATGGCGGTTTTTTGTGGATGCGTGGATACCGGAGGACAATATGCGCGAACGCGAGCAGCGTGACCATGTACCATTTGGCAGATGGGTTAAAGCGGAGCATATGCACGCAACGCCCGGCAACTGCGTCGACTACGCCTATATAGCAAATTATCTTGATAAGCTGATGCTGGACTACAATGTAAAGTATATTGCTGCCGACCAATGGCGAATTGATTCCCTGCGCCCGCTGATGCAGCAGGAAGTAACACAGCAGAAGGTTATAACCATACCACAGACAATGGCGGGAATGTCCCCCGCAATGAAGGAGCTGGAGCGCCTGATGCTGGACGGCGAGATAACGCACGAGCATAACCCGTGCGGGCGCTGGACATTTGGCAACGTGGTGGTAGCGCAGGACGGCAACGAGAACATCAAGCCGATGAAAAACAAGAGCATCGAGCGAATTGACCCCATGTGCGCGCTTATAGACGCAATGGCGGCGGCGGTCAAACTGGAACCCAAACGAAGCGTATACGAACAGCGCGGCTTGCGCGTAATATGAGGTGAGAATGAAAAAAATCAAGCTATTCGGCAAAATAATTGAGATACGCGCGGCAAATGTAGAAAAACTGCCGCCTGTATCCAGCGATACGGCATGGCAGGATTACCTTATGGGCAATGGGGGCTCCATAAGCGCGGATACAGCATTACAGGTTGCGGCGGTTTTCAGGTGCGTTGACCTGATAAGTAAGACAATGGCGGCGCTGCCGCTGCATATGTACCGCGACCGTAACGACGGCAAGCAGAAGGCCAAAGACCATCCGTTATACAAGATTACAAATATACTGCCAAACCCGACCACGACGGCGTATGAAATGATGCAGATGCTTGTGGCAAATATACTGCTGACACGCGGCGGATATCTGCGCATAGTGCGCAACCGCAGCGGAGTAATAACAGCGCTTAAAAATCTGCCCACGGCAAACTGTTCGCAAGTCTATACCAACAGCCGCAACGGGGAGCAGTACATATACGCCACGGCGGACGGCATAACCGAAACGCTGAGGGATGGCGATTTTGTGTTTATACCGGGGTTTAGATTCGCAAACCGAACGCCGGAAGACCCGATGGACATAGCGGCGGGGGTGCTTGGCCTAAACGACAGCATGACAAAGTATGCACAGCGCGGATTCAGCGGTACATCACCGGGCGGGTATATAACATACCCCGGCGAATTATCCGACAGCGCGTACGAACGTTTCAAGGAGGACTTTAAGGCCAATTATGCGGGCGTGGAGAATGCGGGCAAATGGATGTTTTTAGAGAACGGCTCCACGGCACAGCCGTGGGACAGGGACATGCAGAAAACGCAGCTGCTTGACAGCCGCAAGTGGGCGGTAACGGAAATATGCAGGATATTTGGCGTGCCGCCGCATATGTGCATGGACCTGGAGAAGGCAACATTCAGCAACATCGAGCAGCAAAGCGCGGAATTTGTGCGCGATTGCATAAACCCGCTATCCGTGCGCATAGAGCAAGCGCTTTACCGCGACTTGCTGACAACGGCAGAGCAGAGCGAATATTACTACAAATTTAACACAAACGGCCTCTTGCGCGGCGATACCGCGTCACGCACGAGCTATTATAACTCGATGCGGCAGAACGGCATAATGAACGCGGACGATATACGCGAGCTCGAGGATATGAACCCGCTGCCTGATGGGCTGGGGAAGATATACTTTATCAACGGAAACATGTTGCCGTTGGAAAATGCGAAACTTAACGCGCCGAAGAGCGCACAAGCGAAAGGAGAAATAAAGGGTGCATAAATTTTGGGATTTTAAGGCTCTCGGCAATGCAGGGGAGCTTTTTTTGTACGGCGAAATTAGCGATATTTCATGGTGGGGCGACGAAGTGACTCCCGCTCAATTTCAGAAAGACCTTGCGGCGCTTGGGGATATATCCGCGCTTGATGTCTACATAAACAGTCCCGGCGGCGATATTTTTGCAGGATTCAGCATTTACAACATTTTACGGCGACACAAGGCGGAAAAGACCGTCCACATAGACGGCCTTGCGGCCTCCGCTGCATCCGTCATAGCAATGGCGGGCGACATCATAAAAATGCCCGAAAATGCAACGCTGATGATACATAACGCATGGACATATACAGGCGGCGGCGCAGAGGATTTGCGGAAAACCGCTGACGAGCTTGAACGACTTAACGGGCAGATTGCGGACATATACGCCGCCCGCACGGGCAAGGACAAGGATGAAATAGCAGCCATGATGAGCGCGGAGACGTGGATGAGCGGCAAGGAAGCAAAAGAAGCGGCTTTCGCGGATGAGCTGATTGAGAATAAAAAAATAGCGGCGTGCGCAAACACGGGCAAAATATTTGCCCGCTATAAGCATGCGCCCGATATAAACGAGCCTGATAATGGGGGAGAAATCCAGCCCACAACAGATACAGCAAACGCAGCGCTGGCGGAACAGCGCGAAAGGTTTAAGGCCATGAGATTAAAAATTTTGGAGGTATGAAATGGCAAAAGAAATTTATGAGATGATGCAGGAGAGGGCGAAGATAACCGCCCAGCTGCGCGAGGTGATGAACCGCAATGATGCGGAGGAAATGAACGCGGACGATAAGGCAACGTATGACAGGCTTGAAAAAGAGTTTGACAAGCTTAATGCGAGCATAACCCGCGAACAGAAGCAGCTTGAACGCGAGCGCGCCGCCGGAGAAGTGGCCGATGTACAGCGGGACAATGCCAAAAACAAAATCGTGGATATGTTTGGCCGCGCCTTGCGGGGCGACCAGGGCGACATAGCTGCGTATCGCAATACCACACAGACCCTCGGCACGAATGCCAACGCGGGTTATCTGACCGCCCCCGTTGAGTTTGTAAACAGGCTGATAGCCGGACTGAAAGACGATATGTTTATGCGCCAGATTTGCGATGTTGTCGGCCCCATCGGCAATGCGCAGAGCCTTGGTTACCCGACGCTCACCGCCGATGCGTCCGACATCGAATGGACAACCGAAATTGCGGCAGCGCCCGAAGAAGCAACTATTTCGTTTGGCCGCAGGGAGTTCAAACCCCAGCGCCTTGCGAAGCTGATAAAGATATCCCGAACCCTTATGCGGCACGCGCCCTCGCCCGACCAGACGGTGCTTGACAGGATACTCTATAAGGTCGAAGCCGCGCAGGAGAATGCCTACATGAACGGCGCGGGCACTAACGGCCCGCTCGGCGTTTTTGTTGCAAGCGCGAACGGAGTACCTGAAGCCCGCGACATTACGAGCGCCGCGGCTGCAATAACCGCAGACGATATGATCGAAACCAAGTACGCGGTTAAGGGGCAGTATACGCGCAATGCGTCCTGGGTGATGCACCGCGACCTGTGCAAGACGTTGGCCAAGCTCAAGGGCAGCGACGGCCAGTATATATGGCAGCCGTCCGTACAGATGGGACAGCCTGACAGGCTGCTCGGAGCACCCGTGTACATGAGCGAATACGCACCCAACACCTACACGGCGGGCAAGTACGCCGCGGTATACGGTGACTTTAGGACGGGCTATATGATTTGCGACGGCGACGGCCTGTACATACAGGTGCTCAACGAGCTGTATGCGCCGAATAACTCAATCGGCTATCTGGTCGAGTACTTCGGCGACGGCGCGCCCGTAGTAGGCGAAGCGTTTGCCCGCCTTAAAATTAAGGGCTCATAAGACGAACACGCGGGGCGTTTTGCCCCGCGTAAGAACGGAGGTTAGATATGGCGGCACAAATTTTGACGCAAACAATAATAAACGAGGCTGTAACGCTCGACGCGGCAAAGATGCATCTACGCATTAACCCCGACGATAACAGCGAGGATATGCTGATAATTTTGCCGCTTATCGCTGCGGCGCGGGAATACTGCGAAAACTATACGGGCCGCGCGTTTGCGCCACAGAAAATAACCGCATTGACGGACGCGGCAGGAACAACCGAACTGCCGCGTTGCCCGGTAAAAAGTATTGACGGCGTGACGGTAGACGGCAAGGCCGTGGAGTATACGGCGGACTTGCGGCGCGGAACGGTGACGGTCAACGAACCTAATGCGACTATCACATACACGGCGGGCGGGCATGTGCCGTTTATGGTACGGCAGGCAATGCTGCTGCTGATTGGGCATTGGTACGCCAACCGCGAGGCCGTAACAACCGCAAATACAAGCGAGGTTGACACGGCGGCGCAGGCCATGCTGCGGCAATACAAAGGCTGGTGGTTTTGATGGCGGCACGCGCAAACGCGGGCGAGATGCGAACAAAAATCACCGTAAAAAACCCCGTATATACCATAAGGGACGGCTTTAGCCGCGAAGAATTTGTGAACGCATTTTCGCGGCCTGTGTGGTGCAAGTGGGTTAACGCGCACGGCGCGGAGATATACCAGGCCGCTGAGCTGCGTTTACGCGAACCCGCAACGATAATCATGCGCTATTCGCCGTTGGTGACGGTCAAAAGCCGCATATGGCGGGAGAGAGACACGGAACCATATGAGGTGATAAGCATCAACAACGTCAACGACCGCTGCGAATTTTTGGAGATCAAAGTACAAAGGGTGGTGACGGCATGACGATTGCGGAAATATTGCAAGACAAATACACCGTATGCCACCCGCCCTACATGGGCGACGCGACCGAGTATGTAACCTATCAGCTTATCACCCAATCGACAACGTTGTACGCCGAAGGAACCGAGGCTGAAACGTCTGTGCTGTACGCCGTGGACTACTATACCAAGATCGTGCCGTTTGAGGCGAAGCTGCTTGAAATCAAGCGACTTTTGCAGGCGGCGGGATGGACTTGCACCGTGAACGCCGAGGACTACGAGCCGGATACGGGGCTATATCATATCCCCATGACGGCGACGCATATAGGCGGTATATATGGCTAAGATGTATGTGGATGGCATAGACGCCATACAAAACGCCTTGCACACGACCGAGGACGGCATAGCGGACTTTGTGGACAATTTGCTTGTAGATGGCGGTGAAATCGCAAAGAAAAAAATCGAGGAAAGCATAACGCGGCACCATCACGTCAGAACGGGCGAGCTGTTAAGGTCTATCAAAATCACAAAAGGCAAAGACAAGGACGGGCAAAAATACAGCGAGGTCAAAGCTACTGGGAAAAGAAAAAGAAACTCGAAGGGCACCGCAAACAGCTATATCGCATATGTCCTGAACTACGGGCGGTCGAATTGCCGCGGTACGCATTTTTGGACGGAAGCGGAAGAACAAGCCCGCAAAGAATACGAAGAACTGATGGAGAAGAAAACAGAACAATACCTGAAGGAGAAAGGACTAAATTAAATGCCTACTTTTGACTTGCGCGGCCTGAAAGTGGCCGAGTACAAAAACGCAAGCGGCACGGTGACATACGACACTCTCACGAGTATGGGTGACGCTATGACCGTGCAGCTTAATCTTACGTCCGCCGAGGGCAGACTATATGCAGAGGGTAAGCTTGCCGAATATATGAAACAGGTGACGGGCGGCACGATATCCGCGGGCGTGAAGTACATACCCGACGATGCCCAGAAGCTGATGTTCGGCGTAACCGAAAAATCCCGCACCATATCCACCACGGCAACCAAAAGCCTTTTGACTACAGCGAAGGATACGCCCAAGTATGTCGGCCTTGGCTTTTATGCGCCCGATATGCGGGACGGCTCGAACAAGGTAACGGCTTGCTTTGTGCATAAGGTGCTTTTCGGCCAGCCTGCGATGAATTTGCAGACCAAAGGCGAAAACATACAATTTCAGACCCCGACAACGACGGGCGAGTTTTTGCCAAGTGATGCGGAAACGCAGGACATCATGGAGGTGGCCGTGCTTGACGATGCCGCTGGGGCTATAGCATGGATAAATGCTTGCTTTGGCGCGAGCGCGTAAGGAGGCCACATGGACGACATTAGGCTTAAAACCGCACCGTTTGAGTGGCGCGGAGAAAAAATAAAGCTGTGCTGCAACATGAACGTTTTGGCGGATGTGCAAGAAGCCTACGGCGGCGACATATCCCGCGCCTTTAAGGGCAGCACCATACGGGCAACGCTGACATTTTTGACGGCAATGATAAATGACGCTACGGACGGCGACTTGACCGTGCGCGAGGTAGGGCGCGAAATCCCTATAAGCCAGCTGGGCTGTATAAGCGGCGTTGTGCTGCCCCTTGTGACCGATGCGCTGAAAGGCGAGGACACAGAAAAAAAAACGGAGACAGCGGCGAACCGCTGAATTTTGCATGGTATCTTGCTGTGTGGGTGATGGCGTTACGGCTGCCCGAGCGTGATTTTTGGGCAACTGCAACGCCATACCGCATAGCGAAAATATTAACAGCGTATAAAGAGATAGGCAAGGCGAAAGAGGCTGAAAAGCCCGTAAGCCTTGCAGACTATTTAGGAGTATAAAGCGATGCCGAATATTAGAACACGATTTATCGCAGAGGGCGAAAAAGAATATAGGCAAGCGCTTGGCAACATAAACGGTAGCCTGAATATACTTAACGCTGAAAGCAAAAGGCTACAGGAACAATTCAAGGGCAATGAGGATAGCCTCGAGGCATTAACCACAACAAACAAAAATCTTAATAAAATTGTCGGTGAATTGACGAAGAAGCAGGAGCTGCAGCAGGAACGATTAAAAAAACTGACGGAAGCATACGGCGAAAATGATGCCCGCACCATGCGCATGGCCAAAGCAGTAAAAGACACCGAAGCCGCCCTGCTGAAACAAAAACGCGCGCTCGAAGAAAGCAAGGATGCCGTAGAAAACTTTGGGCAAGAAGAAAGCAAGGCAGAAGAAAACACCCAAGACCTTGGCGACGCGCTTAACGATATCGGCGGCAAATTCGGCATAAGTCTGCCAAAGGAAATGACCAACACCCTTAACGGGATGCTTAACCTTGATGCGCAGACACTTGTGCTTGCGGGGAGCTTTGCCGCAGTGGCCGCGGCGGTTGTAGAAGCCGAAAAAGCGCTTATAAACCTAACTATAGAATCAGCGGCATACGCGGATGAAATACTTACGCAATCCGTGGTGACGGGGCTATCGACCGAAGCGCTACAAGAATATCAGTATGCCGCCGAGCTTGTGGATGTATCGCTGGATACGCTGACTTCAAGCCAAGCAAAAATGATAAGGAGCATGGACGCGGCACGGCGCGGCAGCAAAGAGCAAGCGGAAGCCTTTGACAAGCTGGGCATTAGCGTGCAAAATGCGGACGGCACGCTGCGCGATGCACAAGATGTCTTTGGCGATGCAATAGACGCGCTTGGGGCTATAAGCAACGAAACTGAGCGCGACGCGATAGCAATGACCATCTTCGGGCGTTCCGCACGCGACCTAAACCCATTGATAAAAGCCGGTAGCGACGGCTTGCGCGAACTCACCCAAGAGGCGCACGATGTAGGCTATGTAATGGGCGAAGAGGCATTAGATGCTTTAGGCGCGGTTGACGACCAGCTACAGCGAATGAACCGCTCAGGCGAAGCCCTCAAGAATCAAATTGCCGTTGGCATGGCCCCGGCAGTCGAAAACCTAATGAAAAAAGGAACCGACCTATTCGTGCGGCTGCAAGAAGCCGCCGAAGGGTCGGGCATTTTAGAGGTTTTCGGTGCGCTGCTTGACGTGGTATCCGCGCTCGAGCCGCTTTTTGATGTGCTTTTCGGCACGGCAGAGGATGGCGTGCCTGTGCTGCAAACCCTTGCGCTTGCGCTGGGCGTTCTGGCCGACGCGCTGACCATAGTAGCCAACACGATAGCAATAGTAATAGAGCTGTTTAAGCAGCTATTTAACCTTATCAGCGGCAAGGGCTTTGATGACAGCAATCTTACTCGCTATGGCGAAAACATAGCCAAGGTTTTTAGCGACGAGGGAGCAAGCGCCCGGGCGTGGAGCGGCGGCTTTGGGAGAAATATAGGCCGCAACGCGGACGGCACGGACTACTGGCCCGGCGGGCTGACTTGGGTAGGCGAACGCGGGCCGGAGCTGGTATCCTTGCCGCAGGGGAGCAGGGTATACAGCGCAGAGGACAGCCGCAGAATGGGCAGCACGAATAACTATTATTTGACCGTGCAATCGCGCGACATGGAAACCGTGGCGGCAATGACGGCAACATTCAAACGCGCAAGGCAGGCAGAAAGGGCGAAATAATGGCAAAAACGACCATAAAAACATATTTTACAGGCGGCATCGGGTTAGACAGCATAATCCGGGTAGACGGCTCTGCCGAACAATGCCAGAAGTATGTAAAGGGGATAACAAGGCTTGATTATAGCGGACTTATTGTCCCCGCGGGGAAGAAGGTAATATCCCACGTTATAAAGCTACACCTGGGTACATCCAATGAAAAGTATGGCAATAGATTTACCCGATCTGTAACGCCACCGGATGGATACACAACGCAATCTATAAATACGTTCCCGTGGGAGGTCGAGGTTAATCCAACGCCGGCGATACCCGCGAGAGGCTTTGCTTACATGCAGTACGTTGCTGGCTATGCGAGCGTAGCAAAAGAGTATAACGCCATGCCGAGCGAGATAGCGAGCGGGGACTGGATAACACTTGAGCTACCACAGGGAGAAGATTTGCCCAGCGACGGCAGCATATATCTTGCCCAGATGTCAGCATATACGCCAGAAAATAATCCAATAGAAAATCGTGTCCCCGGCAAAGTGGCGTATAAATATAGAGACGGCACATTAGAGTACTATGCTTATGACTTCTATTCACATTTTTGGACGAATTATACTGACTATGAGCTATCAAACCGTAGCTTTATAGAAACGGTAATTGCAGACTGCCCGCAAACCCCAGCCGTAAAAAGCCCGATACTGGGCGAGACGGTCGCGCCAAGCGGCGGCGTGGTGCGCTTCAGCTGGGCGCATAACCCCAGCCCGCAGAGCAATCTGCCGCAAAAGGGCTACAATCTGCAAATATCGGGTGACGGCCTGACGTGGGAGACAATCACCGCGACAAGCACCAACCAATATGCCGATGTGCCGATTGCCAAAATCCCCAGCGGTAATTTTTACTGGCGCGTGCAGACCATAGACACAGACGACGCGCCCAGCGATTACAGCGACCAAGCATATGCATACTACGGCACGGCACCGACCGCGCCAAGTATAGTGACAAGCGTTTTCACATCGGCAAAACCGCGCTTGATATGGACGACCACCTTTACGCAGAGCGCATACAAGGTGCAAATCCTAAAGGGCGCGACCTACATAGTGGACATCACAGCGGAGAGCAGCGACCAATTTTACGATATCCCCGTCGCGCTTGAAAACGGGGAGCAGTACACCGTGCGCGTATCGGCGCGGGACGAGGCGGCGCACTACAGTGCGTGGGCAGAGGATGCCATAACGGCAAATTACATAATCCCGACCACGCCAAGCTTCTTCCTTTCAAAAAAAAAAGATGGCATTGAAATAATAATAAGCCATAATCAAACGGGGATACTGCGGTACGATATATACCGCTTTGCCCCCGGCGACACGGATTTTATACGCATCGGCAGCACCACGACAAAAAAATATAAGGACTGGTCTGTGATGGATGGCGAAGTGCGATATAAGGTTATAGCCGTAAGTGACAGCGGCGAAAGCAAGGGCGCGCAGCAGCGCACGACGTTTGAACTGACGACGGGATGGCTTACGCCCGTGGACGACCCCTCGCATCCGTTTGAAGTGCGCTACAACGTGCAGGACAGGTATTATACCGATTATGACGTTAGCATGATGGAATACTCGGGGCGTGAAAAGCCCGTGGCAGAATTTGGGCAGCTTGCCCAGAGGTCTGTGACGGTATCCTTTGCCACAAATGACAAGGACGCATACAAGGCGCTTGAACGGGTGATACGGCAGCGCAAAACGATATTGTATCGAAATGCACGCATGAAAATGTACGGCGTGTGCATAAGCCCCTCCGACCAGCCCGCAGACTACTACGGCATGATATATAATCTGTCGTTTATCATAAACGAAGTCGAATATAGCGAGGTAGTATGATGCAGTTTGCACGGGCAGGATATACAGATGCAGAGATACAGGCGGCGCTTGTAGCACCCACGCGGCAAATCCGCGTGCGCTACGAACTGCTGGGGCGCGACTTGCAGTACAAGCGCGACATAACGACCGTATCCAGCGGGACTATAACATTTGACAGCGCCGCAGCGATTATGCGCACGGCGCTGTTTGAAATGCACGACGAGGAAATAGACTATCTCAGCGCGCGTGTCCGCCCCGTCTTTGGGCTGCGCATGGGTGATACGTGGGCAGAATGGCCGCTGGGTGTTTTTGTGCTGTCGTCGCCTGAGCGCGTGGCGAAAGCGAAAACGGTATCGCGCACAGTAGAGGCATACGACCTTAACCAACTGTTAAAGACGGACGGCATATCCACGCGGCTATACTATCCGGCAGGGACGCGCTACACGGACATAGTGCTTAATGTGCTGTACGGTGCGGGCATAACCCGCGCAAACGTCGAGGGTGCGGAGGACACTATTGCCGAGGCGGTTGAGTATGCCCCAGGAGCATATAGGCTGGATATAATCAATGAGCTTTTGGCGGCAATAAATTACACGCCCATACACCCCGACGCAAACGGAATCTTTATCGCGCGCAAGCAGCGAGATATCGAGCTTAGCGACATTGCGTACAAGTACAGCACCAAGCAGGACAGCGTGATAATGGGCGAGGCCAAGGAGGCTGTAGACTACTTTGACACGCCAAACAGATTTATCGCCTATGTATCGTCCCCCGAAGTCGCGCCCATGCGCGCGGTGTATGAAAACGCCGACCCGCAGTCGCCATTAAGCACCAAAAACAGGCAAGTAGTGACGGAAGTAATCGAACTACGCGACATAAGCACACAGGCGGAGCTTGATGCGTATGTGCGCCGCCGTGCCATCGAAGCCGAGGCGGATTTGCACGGCATAGACTTTGCCACGGGCCTTATGCCGATGCACGGCTATAAAGACGTGTACCAATTTGAGCATGACGTGCTTGGCATAAACGAGATTTACCAAGAGACCGCGTGGAGCATGGAGCTGCGTGCGGGCGGGAAGATGAAGCACAAAGCAAGGAGAATAACGGAATGAATTTTGCTACCATAAAGGCCGTGCACGACGACGGGGTGACGCTGGCATTTGACGACGGCAGCGAATCCCAAAAGCATTATAAGGTTAACAGCGGCGTTGTTTTTAACGCGGGCGACCGCGTGCGAATTTTGGAGGATAACGGCACATATGTTGTTGAATATGTGGTAGGCCGGCCAATAAAGGCAATCAATGCAGGGACGGCAAGCACCGCAGGCAGCGCGAATAAGCTTAGTACTGCCCGACAAATCCGACTGACTGGCGACGTAGAAGGTACAGCTAACTTTGACGGAAGCGCGAATATCAGCATAAGTATAACGTCGCTGCGGACAGCCAAGCTGAAAAACGCCTTTGCCCCCAACGACAAAACGAAGGATATACAGCTATGGGCACAATATAGCAATGCCCTGTGGTATCAGGTCGGCACGGGCACGCGCACCAAGCTGACCAACGAATAAGGAGGACACATGACCTACAACATCACCCTAACCGCCAACCACCAAACCCTGACCGCCGAATATCTCCCCCTTGCGGCTGAATCCGTGCAGTACCTTACCGCAAAAGTGGTGTGCGAAACCGAGGACTGGACAGGGCGCGAGATTAAGGCGCTTTTTGGGCAGGGTTGCACGGTGCACGAAGTGACCGTGACAAACGGGGAGATAACCGCTAAGCAGCAGCTTAACCTTTCGGCGGGCGACTGGCACGTATGGCTTGTGGGCAACTCCGCGCGGGACGGCGAAGTAATCCCACGCATTACCACAAACATTGCGCATATCAGCGTAGCCCCGACAGGCGGCACGGAGGGTAATCCCTTCCCCGCAATCCCGCCGACGGTGGCGGAGCAACTGCGGGCAGACATGGGCGACCTTGCCGACCTGACCACAGAGGACAAGAGTAGTCTTGTGGCGGCGATAAATGAAGCCGCTGAAAGCGGCGGCACTGCCGACGCAGTGATTTACACCCCACAAACCCTGACGGAAGAACAGAAGTCACAGGCCAGAACGAATATCGGAGCTGAAAAAGCGGGAACAGCGTACACCAAACCAGCATCCGGCATACCCAAATCCGACCTTGCGGAAGATGTGCAGACAAGCCTTGCCAAGGCTGATACGGCTATATCCCTCGGCCTGACCGCTGCCGCACCCGGCCAGATAATCAAGGTCAAGGCCGTGCAGGACGGCAAGCCGACCGAATGGGAGGCGGTGGATATGCCGGGCGGGGAAGAATGGGAATACATTGGTGCTGTTACCGCGCCCGAAGATGTGACATCCATATACTTGACAACAGACGAAGATGGGCTACCTTATACCCTGAAAAAATTCCGTCTTGTTGGCAAGGTGTACGGGAATACCAACAACTCTACCGGCTGGATTCGTGTTTTTAACACACCTACTTTCCAACTAACAGAGACCTTTGCTAATGGATTGGCAGCAAACGGTGAGGCATACTACAGTTTTGATGTTGCAGGGGAAATTATAGTAGGAATCCCGCGCATAACCTCGATTTTCGTGGCGGGGAATTCTACTACAATCAAGAATGGCCTATCTTATGCAGCAACTCATAAAATATTATATAACTATGCTCCTCGCGATACTGCGAAGAAATTACTTGCTTATACGTCGTTAGGAATATCAGGGTATCAAGCTGGGGTTCTTGGCGCTGGAACGATGTTTGAAATTTACGGAGTACGCGCATGAAAATATGTGAAAATGGTATAATCCGCGACATGACCGCAGAAGAAATAGCGGAGCTTGAAGCGCTTGCGGCAGAACAGCCCACGCCCGAGCCCACAGCGGAAGAAAGAATAGCAACGCTTGAAGAAGCGTTAAATATGCTTTTATCGGGGGCGACGGAATGACAGACGAGCTGCGCGAAAAAATCCTTGCCTACAACCGCAGGATAAAGGCTGACCGCGCGGAGCGGGACGAGCTGCAAGCCAAGCTTGACCGCATCCGCGCCGCCGTGGATGGCATGACGGGGCTGCCAAGCGTATCAAAGCTTGCGGCCTTTTTGGAGACTGTCAGAGAGATTATAAAGCCAAAGGAGGGCTAAAATAATGAAAAGATACATTGCAATGGTGCTTGCCATTGTGCTGCTGTGCATATGCACGGGCGCACTGGCTATGGGCTGGGGACGCGCCGACAATCCACCCCCGACTTACACCGTGACTGTCACCAAACTGGACAAGGTGGCGACCACCAGCGGCGCGGCCTATATCCCTGCGCCGGGCAAGGCTGCAACGGTGGGCACGGTGGTGTACTTTACGGCAAAATTTTTGGATGCCGAAGGCAATCCCGTGCAGGGCACAATCAATCTTACGGATATGGACGTGCTGTATCTTGACGGCGATGTAGTCGCCGCGATAGTCACAGGCGCATACCCCGCCGTGCGGGCGGTATACAAGTATACCACCCCATTGGCGGAGCTGACCTATGACGGCAAGCCCGTGACCATAAGCGGAGATACCGTGACCATAGGCAGCTTGACATTCGTCCGCCGCAATGGCGCGGCGGTAGATGTATCCATAGCGGGCGGCCTTGCCGACCTGACCCGCGAGTTGAACGTGCTGAGTATGACGCTTGACGACATCTACGCGGGCAAGATATATATGGACGATGCTGCGCTTGTGGCAAATCTCGGGCAGCACATCAAAGCCGAGGCCACGGCGGTTTGGGGTGCTGATGGCGTGGTAGTGCGCACACCCGACTTGCCGCAGACCGGCTCCGCCCCCGTGTATATAGGCTATATAATGATTCTTGCCGCGCTGACCTTGGGAGTAAGAGTATGGGCGAAAAGGTGAAGGAATTTTTGGCTTACCTTGAAGGCCACATCGGCGACGCTTACGTCTGGGGCGCGCAGGGCGAAAGGGTAGACAACCGCGCCGACCTCGAAAAATGGGTACGGCGCAAGGAAACCTCACGCCGCGAGACCGACCGCGCCCTTGCATACATCAAAAAAGCCACCAAAACGCCGCTGTACGCCTTTGATTGCAGCGGCCTTATCGTTCATTGGCTTCGCGATATCAAGGGGCTGATTGACGGCGACACAAGTGCCCAAGGCTTATACAGGCAGTGCAAGCAGCAGGGCAAGCTGGGCGCATGGCAGATGCAGCCGGGGGATTTGGTATTTAGGTACAGCTTCGCCAAGGGCAAAATGGGACATGTAGGCGTATACGTCGGCAACGGCATGGTGATAGAGGCTAAAGGCCGCGATTACGGCGTGGTAAATCTTCACTTGTGCCTCGGCGGCTGGACGCACCAGGGCAGACACCCCGCGCTGGCCGAGGATACCGCCCCAACCGTCTTTAGATTGACCTCGCCCATGATGCGCGGCGAAAACGTGAAGCTTATGCAGGCCGCATTGAACGCCTGTGGCTACGATTGCGGCAAGGCCGATGGAATCTGTGGCAAGGCCACAATGACGGCTGTAAAGGCCTTTGCAACAGCGCATACGGAGGTGTAGCCCGTGGAATGGTGGGGATGGTGTGCATCAATACTGGGGGCTATCGTGCTTATCGCGCAGGGCATAAAGGCGGTAAGGGAAATCATAGCCCCCGCATTATCTATGCGGGAGAAGCTTGATAAAGTGCTTGAGCATGATTCAAACGATTTGAAGCGGTTTGAGGATATCAACACAAAATTTGCGCAACAGGAAGTCACAAACCAAGCTATTATAACCGGCCTTGTGGCCCTGATAAATCACGAGATAGACGGTAACGGGATTGACGGGCTGAAAAACGCCCGTGCAGAACTTTTGCAACACATAATCGAAAGGAGATAAAAAATGACGAACGAATTTTTCACTTGGGCGGTGCTTTTGACCTATGCGGGGGCGACCCTTGCAACCAGCCTTGTAACCCAGCTTATCAAGGGCGTGGGCTTTATCGACAAAATACCCACGCGCCTGACCAGCTATGTAATCGCGCTTGTGGTGCTTATAGCCGCGACCTTTTTCACGGGCGGCCTGACCCTTGAGGCGGGGGCGCTGTGCGTGATAAATGCCGTGGTGGTGTCCCTTGCCGCCAATGGCGCATATGACGCGATAGCCCGCGACAAGAAATAAAATTGCCGCCGCCCCTCTGCGACACAAAAATTGCCGGAGGTGATAGGCCGATGAGAAGCCGGCCTGTGTGGTGGACAAAAATATTTTGCAGACCCTATCCCGCGCGGAGTGGGAAGGGATAATCTATCAGCGGATTTTCTGTGAGCGCGACCGCTGGCTTGTGGCGCGGCATTTGCTTGACGGCGTGCCGTATGACCGTTTGACAGCGGAGTATCAGGCGCGGTACACCGATGCGCCGTTAGAGTATGACCAAATTCGCCGCCGATACAAGGCAGCGGAAAGAACCATAATAAAATATGCCCCCTGACGGGGGCTTTTTTATTTTTGGGGGGCGGTATTTTTAGCCGCGCGAACCCTGCATGCCCTTATGCGCATGGCGTTTGTTGTGGGGCTATCCCTGTTATACATGCCCTTTTCGTATGGGATTCGGCCTTGTACTGCATTTTTCGTCTTGCCCATCATCTGGGCAATCTCGGCAGGTGTGTATCCGTCTGCGTACAGCAAAGATTCATCTGTGTCCACCAAGCCATTATCTACCAGTATACGCCGGACTTTAGACAAGCTTAAGCCGAGCTGGCGCACAATTCCCTTCATGCTGCTCCCACTCGCCCACATATCCACTACAGCCGCTACCGTACTATCTACTGGCGGTATATCCGGTTTTTGCGTTGTGCTTCCCATTTTTTCTCCTTTAGGGCGGCAACGCCGCCCCTTGTCCTCTGCGTCTTAGCGGCTCAGCGTCTCGGCGGCGTGCTTGGCTACTGCCGCGTCATAGGCGGATTCGCAATCCTCGTAGCTGTCAAAGTCTATGCCCAGGTCGTAGCACAGAGCCTCGACGAGGTTCGGCTCCCATTCGGCATCGTCGTCTATAGCCGCTATAAGCTCATCTGCCGTAGCCGCGCGGACTTCGCTGCAGGGGAACCCTTTTTCTGCCACCCGCCACATGGAGATAAAATCTTCGCCGTACTGCTCATAAGTCTCAGTGCCTTCAATCGCTTTGTAAACCTTCATTTTTAACTCCCTTCGGGCTTGCCGCCCTTGCTTTATCGTATGACCTATTATACCATAGGTATATACCTACGTCAAGGGGTTTTTGCTGATTTTTTGATTTTTTATGTCGGCGCGTATCAGGCCCTTGATATATCCTTGCGTGCTGGGCACATCGGCAAGACGGGCGAGGATGTCGCCATCTGTGCCGATGTTAAGCTTAAGGTATATGCCCTTGGTGCTTTTTTTGTCGTAGCGGGCTTGCCGCTCAAACTCTTTTTTCATTTTTCATCCACTCCACAAGCTTGCTGTACGATGGCCAGGGCTCCCACTCTGCTTCCATGCCCCTGATAGCCTCGGCATAGTCCTCGCTGCGCAAAATCTTTTCCATCGCCCTGCGCCCTGCGACGCATTTATCTATATCGACACCCCGCGTAAATTCTTCCGCAGTAAAAAATGCAGCTGCCCGGGGATATTTAGATTCTATCTCTGCCATTTTCACGGCGGGCTCTTCCGGTTTTTCACATCCACAATGGTCTATAAATTGCCAATGCCTGATTGCGGCCTTATAGTCGTCCCATGCGTTTTTTGCCGCACGCACCTCGCTCATGCCCTCTATGGCCGCGCTTGATACCTTTAACGCGGCGATCTCGGCCTTTTCTCGCAGCAAGTCCTTATGCACATTGATTACTATGGTATCGGTCTTGCTGTCATAGCTATCGGGCTTGGCTCTGCATGACCAGTAATCAGCGTCGCGCTCTGCGCAACTCATGCGCATCGGTACAAAATCTCCGCTTGCGCACATCCTACCCCAGCAATCGGGGCAGAATGTGCGGCCTATCAAGTCGCGCATGTGGTCGCGGTCGTCCATCGTGCAATCCACCGTAGTGGTATGCCCACAGGCATATTCCATTTCGTATTTCATGGCGTTCTCCTTTTCTTTTTTATTTTGTTGCATTATAAGTGTTGATTACCTCGCGGCCCCACTCGCCGCGCAATGACCTGTCACGATTATCTATCCAAAATTTTGCCGTGGTATAGGTCTGTATAATCCATGCGATGCAGCGCATTCCGTTTTCGTTGGCGCCAACGGCCATTATTTCATCTATCTTTTCCTTGCGGATTGCGTTTGCCCATGCGACCTGCTTCGGGGTTCCGCTCAGTTCGGGCCACTGTTTTTCCTTGCTTTCCTGCGCCGCCTGTGCGTCAATCGCCTCGCGCTCTGCCTGCTTGCGAGCCTTGTAGCATTCGGGGCATTCGCCGTGCGTCTCATACCAGCTGATTTTGCGCTCGCGCTCTTTGCCGGGGCCAAACAGCTCTATCGTTGCAGTGTGTCCGCAGGAAAATGTTACATCGTACTTCATGATTTTTAACTCCCTCTGGGGCTTTGGCCCCTTGCTTTATCTTATGGCCTTATTATACCATAGGTATATACCTACGTCAAGGGGTTTTGCATACTTTTTTTGAAAAAATATTTTTGCTCATTAAATGCCCGGTAAATTCCCTCCCCGCGCACAGGGCGCGGGGCTAATTTTTTGAGAAAATAAGGCCATAAGGAGGCGATAAAAGTGTGGAATCCCAATCCCTTTTTTGGCGGCTATCAGCAGCCCCAACAGTATCAGCAGCCCGTGCGCGCCCAAGTCCCCCAAGTCAATGGCGAGGGCGGGGCGAAGGCGTACAGCCTTGCGCCCAATAGCAGCATCCTGCTGCTGGACACCACCGCGCCCATAGTCTGGCACAAGTGTACCGACAGCGCGGGGTATCCTACACTAACCCCGTACACCATCACGCCGTATCAGCCGGCGCCGCCTGTGGACATTAACGACCTCGCGGCACGAATATCAAAATTGGAGGATAAATTAAATGAATCCCATATTGCAAGCAATGAAAGCTGGAAGCCAGCAGACCCCGCAAATATCTCCGCAGCTAATCGCCCAGGCCAAAAGCATGATGGGGATGCCCGCGCAAATGCAGCAGGTAATGCGGATGCTCGGCGGGCGTGACCCCCAGCAGATGTTTTACAGCCTGTGCCAGCAAAAAGGTATAGACCCAGAAAGCATCTTGTCCCAGATACGATAAATCACGCGCGATTTATATACCAAAAAAAATAAAATTATGAAGGAGAAAGACAATGGATAATGTACCCTCTTTGGCGGATATCGCCGCCGTAACGGACAAAAACGACGGCCTTGGCGGCAGCATGGGCGGAGGTTTTTGGATATTCGCTCTTATCGTGCTTTTGGCTATGATGGGCGGAGGCTTTGGCGGCTGGGGCAACCGTGGCAACGGTGACTACGGCCAGTACGCGACCGCAGCGACGCAGCAGGAAATCCTTTTCGGCCAGCATTTTGGCCAGCTTAATGACCGCTTGACCAACATTGGCAACGGCATATGCAGCCTTGGCTACGATATGCAGGGCAATATCGGCCAGCTTGGGAAGGAAATGGCCCTCGCGCAGAACGGCACGAATATGACCGTGATGCAGTCCGCGAACGGCATACAGTCCCAGATGGCGGAGTGCTGCTGCGCCGTACAGCGTGGCATGGATGCCATCAACGCCAACATCGACGCAAAATTCGCGGCGCTCGAAAAGGCGCAGCTTGAGCAGCGCATAGCCCAGCTTGAGCAGGCTAATAACCAGCTGTTTGTGCGCGAGCAGCTGACGGGCGTGGTACGCTACCCCAACGGCTACACTTACAACGCCGGGAATAGCCCGTTTTGCGGCTCCGGCTGCGGCTGCGGCAATAGCTGCTGCTAAGACATGACACACTATCCGGCATTGCCGTGACTATCGGGGCGGCTTAGACCGCCCCTTAATTATGAAAGGAGAAAATTATGGCTTGTAAGAATATATGCCAGCTTTGCCCCCACCTGATTATATCCCAGTCCGTGACATTTGTGGCGGGTACTGGGCTTATTATCAATCTGCCCGCAGGCGTGTACGCCAACGGTGGGAAGTATTGCATCGTCGTGGCGCAGAGCATACCCGATACCACCACCATATCCGCGCCCGTATATATCACCATCGGTACAGGCACGGCGCAGTATCCCCTGATAAACCGTTGCTGCGCACAAGTCACCGCGTGCAGCATGCGCAAGCGCACCAAATACAGCACCGTGGTATCCACCACCCCCACGGGCGGGACTTTTAAGCTGTTCGGCAACCCGCCTTGTGCGCCGAATAACGACTTGACGGGTCTGACTGGCGGAGCCGTCGCCACCGTGGCGGAGGCAGCAAAGAAATGAAACTGATTAACGATTTGTCCGACCAGATTTGTGAAGAAGTCGCGGACGCTGAAAAGTATGCTAAGTGGGCGCTTGCGGTCAAGGACGATATGCCGACCGTAGCGCAGACCCTGTACACCATATCGGGGCAGGAGCTGACCCACGCATCCATGCTGCACGACCTTGTAGTCCGCGCCATATCGGACTACAAGGCCAAGCATGGCGACCCGCCCGCCGATATGCTGACGCTGTATAACTATTTACACGGCAAGCAGATAGACAAGACGGAACGTGTAAAAAGGTATCAGGAGATGTATAAGGCGTAA